CTCTAGTAGTGGTTACTTTATAGACTGGTCCAAATAAACCTTCTAGAACTAACCGATGGGTCTTAGCACCATCTAACGTACCTGTCGTACCAACCCGATAAGGTGTATTAACTAATTTGTGCATAATACCGGTTAAGGATTTTGCTTTAAAGGTATGTGCCTCGTCCCCGTATACGCAATCAAACCCCTCAAAGAATTTCTTTGGAAGATCATAAACCGATTGCCAGGTAGAAATAGTTATTGGAAGTAAGTTATCTTTACTGTGCCCGGCATATATTCTTGAACAATATTCAGAGGCTTTCCATCCGTTGTTTTGTGAGTATGACTGGAAGTCAGTATACATTTGTTCAACAAGCGAGGTTGTTGGTACAAGGAGTAATTGCTTTCGTCCGAACTTTTCATTCCATCTGATGAGACAGTATAGGATGAGTGATTTACCTGAACCGGTAGGACTGAGTAACAACCTTCTCCCATCTTTAATTGCCCGGTAAACAGCGTCGAGTTGATATTCACGGACAGATGAATTATCGGGGAGATATAAATTGAGTTCATTTACAAATTCTTTTATTTGTTCAGGGGTAACAGAATCAGATTGCTCGACATATTCTGTATAGTCTATCTTATAATTATTAACCTCGGCAAAGTGTTCAAGATAACTTAATAAACCAATATATAACTCTTTTGTAAACATTGAAAAAAGTCTAATTTTACCATCCCATACTTTATTACGGAATAATGGATGGAATTTAGCACCAGGAGCATCAAAAGAAAAATGATCGGTTAATTCCTGAGCAACCCCAGGATCGGATTGAACTATAATGTATACATTATTTTTCTTTTTAATTGCAATATCGGTCATTACATCATACCGTTGGTAAACTTAGACCATTCGATACCTGACTTAATATCCCAGGTACGTGAATTAATTGATCTTATAATTTGTTCTAATGTATAGATTATTGTTTTATGGTATTCTATCTTATCTTGCCATTCAATTAGAAGGGGATCACATTGAAGGAATTCATCCATTTCATTCTTTAATGGTTTGTTACCTTGGTATTGATTCCAACCTAGTTCGCTTAACTCTTCAACAGTCATCTCCCCTCTATAATACCTATACTTCTGTGACCTGGTACTATAGTAGGAAGATTCTGCTTTACGGAGTTGAAGTTTTGAATTACCAAGAATACTTAAGTACTTAGAATGAAGGATTGGAACTCGGGTAGCTTCTGTACCCAAGTTCATCTCATTAATGGGAGCATCTTTTTCCCATTCCTTTTGTATTTCTGATAATTTCATAATATAATAAAGCTGTATTAATCAGGTAATTCCAATGTTAGCACTTCATCAGGCAGTTTTGGTTCCTCTGACTGCGTTTCATTAAAGTTAATAATTGCTTCAGGGTTACCTTGGAAGCAGAAATGACCGTAATGGTTCAACGAAATAGATGGATCAAGACAAATATCTCCACCAATTTCTTGCCAGCGACGGCAGAATGTATAGTCTTCTGATAAGTAACGACGATCAACCGGATCAATGCTAGTATCAAACATAGCATAAAAATGGTCTTTTAAACTTTCGTTGTTAATATTAACATCGTTGTTATACTTAAACTCAGGATAGGCTTTGATCATCTTGAGAATTGCTTCTCTCTTAATCATCATAAAACCAGTACCAGCATCATGAAGTTTAATGATACCGTTTTCCACTGCAATCGTTTTCTGCTCTTTATTAATAAACTTAAAATTAATGGCATAATCAGAACCGTAGGCAGCAATATCTCTATCGGTCAAGGTCTTTTCTTTGTTATTAGGATCTAGAATATTACTTCTAATTCTATCCCAGGCAACACCCTTCTTAGGATATGCACCAACAATAACGTCTTTGTCGTGGACGTATAGTTTCAATACATCTTCTACATTAAACTCAATATCGGCATCGATAAAGAGTAAATGGGTATAGTCTGATGCTAGGAAATAGGCAAGCAATACATTACGTGCACGAGTAACAAGAGACTCGTTTGCAATAGTACCAAAAGCTAATGGGATGCTATGACCGTTAAAGAAGGTCATTAATTTGATCACCGACCTAAAGTACGGTTCGTTAAGTTGTCCTCCGTAACAAGGTGTTGCGATAAAAAACTTACTCTTACGAATCTCTTCAGTAGAGATCTGTACTTGCTTTGTTGCCATAATTAAACTCCAAAAAATAAATTATAATGCCTCAATATCAAACATTTTGTATTTAAAAGAAGCGATACCTACGAAATATTCAACCGACGAAGATGTAATATCAAAATCAAGAGCCTCTACCGATATAGGAAAAGCGTCTTTAAAATTAATATTGGTTTTAGGAACATTGTTACTGTCCATAATTGTTAATGATGCATCCGAATATGCTACTGCAATTGATGCGCCACGAGAATCTTTTACAAACGGAAATAAATTCAACCTGTCTCCAGCAAAATTTCTATATTGATTATAGCTGTTAGGAAAGCCAAGTGCAACTAACCATTCATATATCTGTATGTAATTTGACATATCTTCGGTAATTAAAAACCGAATTGTAAAGTCTCCAAACGAATTCTTGTCTCCCACATGTGGAATATCTATAAAGGGAGAAGGCTGTAATGCAGAACCTAGTGCTAAACTAGGCAAGTTGGCACACTGACATGTATAATTAACACCAGGTAAATTTTTAATATGAAACCTAAACGCATTAGGTCTAAGAAAATTTACCGACGATAAATTACTGATATTACTTATATCACTTAGTACTGTAGAAATATTTGCTGTATACATTTTATATCCTCTTCATATATTTATACCACAAAAAAAGGAGCCGAAGCTCCTTTTAAATCCCGATCTGTGTCGGTTATTTTTACATCAAGTTAGTTACTTTGGTTCTACGATAGTACTGATTACGACTAGCAGTAAATGTATCAGCGTCAATTGTACCGTTAGTTTGTGTAACATAAGGGTTAGCAATCATACCGTAACGTGTCTTAAAGCCAATTTTTGGCTGGAAGCTGTTAGGATCAACTGCACGAACCATCTGAAGAGGTACGTAAGGACAGTAGAAAATACCTGCATCATAAGGTGATGTACCTTTGTAACCGGCAACATAGAATTGGTTAGCAGAACCCAAATTTGCTGAATAAGGATCAACGTAAACTTTAAAACGTCCGTTCAATACACCTGCAAAAGTATTACCTGTGTCATCAACATTTAAGTTAGTTGAAAGAGCAGGAGCGTAATCTAATACACCAGCCATTGCCAAAGCACTTGCTACGTCTGCTGAACAAACGATGAAGTTACCTTTACCACGACGAGTATCTTGACCAATGTGGTTAGCATCGCGTTCAATATTGAACAACAAGCCCTTGAAACGCTCAACTGACCAACGTCCGTTAGAATCGATGTCGAGGTTGAATGTACCAGCAGTAGCAGTAGCAGGTGAACCAGCTTTAGCAACTGTATAGATTGTACGAACAACTTCACGGTTAATTTCAAACATAATTTCTTGTGAAAGAATGTTAGACAATTCCGATTCAGCATCCAAGCCATGAACTGCTTTTAAGTCTTGAGCAAGTTCAAGTGTGTACTCAGCTTTAAGAGCACGTGAGCGAGCTGTAACAGTTGTCTTGTCAATAGAGAAAGACATTTGACCGAAAGCATTATTAGCAGAGTCGCCCATTGCCTCAGCTTCAGCTGTTGTCATACCCTTACCAGTAGTATAAGTACCAGTAGGGTCGGTACCTGTGTGAGTACCGTTCAATGGTGAACCATCAGCAGCAAGCGCAGATGTGTATGAAGAAGATGAGAACTGTGTATTTGCTTCGTTGAACAAAGCTTCAGTACGTGTTGCAGCAAGACGAGCATTACCGTAGTCTGAACGCATTGCAAAGATCAAACCTGTAGGACCTGTCATTGGTTGTACACCGCAGATGTCATAGGCCATTAGGTTGGGCATTGCACGGCGAACAAGACCGATCATAATAGGATCGTATTTTGCTACACCAGTAGTACCGTCACCAATACTGTTGGCAGGTGCAAGTTCGTTTAGCATAGTACGCTCTTCTGCAAGAGCTTTTTCTTGATTCTCTAAAAGAATAGCCGTAACTGTTCTTTTATAGTTGTCTTTGATTTCTGGAAGATCAGCGTGATTTAGGATCGCGCCCCACTTCTTTTGAATTGATTCTGATAGGTACATTACCTGTTCTCCTTTGTTGGGAATGTTATTTATTTATATTAACGTGAATTTACGGTTCTGGATAGAGCCGATACGTATTTTGACATTGGGTCATTGTCGCTGAAAGCATGAGTGTTAGTTCCGCTTTCCTCAACAAGCATCTGCTCGGGAGAAGATTTAGCTGTCTTAGGGAAATAGTTTTCCTTAATAACAGAAACTTTCTCACGATATAGACCCTCAGATTCAAAGTCTACGCCTTCAACAAGCTTCTTTAGTCTGTCAGCTTCTGTTTCGGCAAGATCTTTAGTTTGCTCTTCAAGAATTTGAGCGCGTGTTGCCACGGTCAATTGCTTTGAAAGCTCAACATTTATTGAAATTGATTCGTCTAATTGGGACTTAAGTTCAGCAGAGACACTTTGTAATTCTTCAACTACGTTGTACTTCTCTTCTGGTACTTCAATGTAATGCTCTTTAAACAAATCTTTCATACCACTGATGAAATCTTCTGCGATTTCGGTACGAAGACCTGTTTCAACAGCTAACTTGTTTTCTTCTAACCATTGTTCTACAACGTAGTTAAGATAACCGTCAACTTTTTCTACTAATGCTTCCTTAAATTCAACCAACTGTTCGGCTGTTTGCTCTTCCAGTTTAGTAGTAATTATTTCCATCTCGTTATTAACGCGTGCAATAACTGCAGCTTCAAAAATAGAGGTGGCTTTAGTTCTAAATTCTTCGGAAAGATCTTCTCCAAAGATTGAATTTAATTGTGAGGAAAGATCAATTTTTTCTGCTTCTGCCATTGTATCTCCATCTTCTTCTGTTTCTTCCATTGCTTGAGTCCTTACAGACTTAGCATCGCCTTTCATAGGCAAAGGATTGCTTTCTTTAGAAACTTTAGCTGCTGCACTGTTTTTACCAGTGGAGTCTAATACTTCTTCTGAATCGGCATTCTTTGAAGAACCCTGCATAGGCATAGAAGCATCACCGTTACCGGTTCCACTGTTTTGTCCTGACTTTGAATTATCTTTACCAACATTAACAGTAGGTTTACCTCCCCCTACATTAATGGAATCAAATGAAGCTTTCTGAGAACTACCCTGCATTGGCATTGTAGTATCATCACCACCAGCTTCATTCAACTGCTTATCACTTCCGCGATTAAGCAATTCTTGAATTTTTTGCTCGACTGACATCCTGGTCTCCTAAGAGTGTGTTTAACGTTATTATTTATATAAATTGGTTACTTGATAGTTCTTAAAAACTGTTCAAATACTTGTAGTTTGACTTTATTTAAATCGGCTTTTGAGGCTTTTTTAATAGTCTGCTGTGCTTGTTCTACCTGGTAAGATTTCCAAACACCGTTTTCAAGAATCCATTCCGCAGATTCCATAATACCCTGTACAAAGGCGTCGGGGGCAGAAGGGTCAGCGACAATGTCAACTGTAGCAAGATGAAAGTCATCTTGCACCTCGTTTATACCCTCTTTGTTCAACTTAACTGAACCCAACCCTCTAGATGAAACACCTAGACGAACACCTTCTTCAATAAAGTTCTTAGCTATCTTACCCATTGGAGTATCTAAGATTTTAGCTTTACCGTGTATATCATTTCCCTCAAATTTTAACCCTGTAATCAAATGTGATACCTGGTTTAAATTAATAGATGGATTTGGGGGGTGACCCAATTCACCTAAGGAACGTTTTTCGTTAATTAAGTCCTGATATCTCTGGACTTCTCTCTCCATTATACCTCTACCATAACTTCTTCCATTACGGTTAGGTTTCTCAGCCTGCATAAAAATACCTTCAATATAGATATTTTTAGTTCCATCTTCTTTTTTTTCTGTCAGGAACTTAATGTCCTGATTCATTTCAGTAATGAGTTTCATTATCTGTCCTTAGGTTCTAAGTTCTGACGATCAGGATCAACAAATCCAGATTCTTTAGAGAATTGTAGTATAACGGTACCACTTGCTGCACCTAAGTTAACATTAACGTTAGCATTAGCATCATCAATTAAAGATACACCAATATCCTTTGTAAAACCAATATAGTTTTGACCGGTGTTCATTGCAAAAACTATATTACCTTGTCTATTAACCGAGGCAGCATTACCTACATCATAAGCAATATCGGTGATAGGCCAAAGTACGTTACCTTGGGTTTGGTTATTTGCGTATTGACCTGGGTAAAGAATGTTAGCCAAGAAAACATTAGCTTGCCCTGTGCCCGTAATCTTAACAGCAGCTTGT